CTGAAAGTATTGAACAAGAGGAAGAGGATGAATAATGGCTCAACGCGGAGGATATCGTGCGCCGTCTAACCCAGCAGCAGTTTCAGGTCCTGGCGCTCTTTCTAAGCGTACTGATGGGGGACCAACACAGGCTGCAACTTACATCCCAGGAATGCCATACGGGCAAGGACAAGAAACTTACAACAATCAAGTAAGTGCACCTATGGCTGGTAATCCATTCCCACAACAGGAAATGCCAACAGAGTTGTTTGCACCAACTATGCGTCCTAATGAACCAATTACATCTGGTGTAGATATTGGTCCAGGTGCTGGCTCACAGGCAATGGGACAACTTCCTAATTCACAGCCATCTATTCTTTCTATCATCCGTAATATTGCACAGTATGACCCAACAGGGGATTCAGAATTACTTTATCGGACACTTGAAGATAGCGGGTACTAATGGCTGAAGTACCTTTAAATCCAGTTGTTGGAGAGGTCAGCCCTAATCTTTACAAGGCAGCCATTGCTGCCAACCTACCTGCTGACCAGCGTAAAGTTATTGAGCAGATGTCTTACACCTACAAGTCTGCCCAAAAACTTTTAAAGTTAAGTGAAGAAGAATCACGTAAAGAATTCTTAGGTCTTGACCCAAACGTTCAAAGAGATATCAATCTTTTGTTTCCTGGGCAAAAGCGCTTCTTGCCAGAACAAAGTCTAGTAGGAAAAATTACTCAAGGAGTTGGCGGAGCATTAACTAAAGCCGCTGGACTTTACTTTAGCCCTATTATTGCAGGTTTTAAGGCTGTTGATATTGTTAGTAAAACATTCAACACTCCTGGAGTTTTGCGTAAACAATTGCTTGAAGGAAAGCCATTTAGTAAAAAGTTACTTTCTGACGCCTTTAATGGTAAAAACTCTTGGGACTGGGACCGCGTAGCAGAGTATGAGCAGAAGTATGGTAAGGCTAAGACAACCCTTGCTCGCGGTATGGCAGAGGGTCGCACTCCAGGTGAGTCAATTGCTCTATACGAAAATGGCGTAGACGCAGAAATGACTGAAGCCCTCATCATGATGGGCGATGACCCTAAGAAGTTTGAAGAGATGCTTCAGGATATTAAACAGGGTTCACAATATAGCCCAGGTCGTGAAAAAGTAGAAACAACTTTTGCTGCAGATGAAAAAGTAAATAAGAATTACTGGGCATATAAACTTTTAAAGAATGTCGGAATTGACATTGCAACCGAAAAGGGAATGCTAACAGCAAAGAGTATAGTTTCAACACCAATTGATGCTGTATATCAATTAATGATTAGCCCAGAAAACTATGTTGGTGTTGGTCCAATCCTTAAGGGTGCAACTGGTGCATATGGCGGAGTAAAGGCTAGTTTGCCAGAAGCAATAGTTCGTTTTGGTGGTATTAAATCTCGCGGTCAAAGACTTGCAGACCAGTTCTCTTTCCTTTCGGAAAAGCAAGGGCTAGATGCTGGAATGGACTGGGTTTTCAAACAAGATGATGTTGTTAAACTCTGGGATGAAACCCTTGGTCCAGTTATTAAGCGATACGCTGATGCTCCAACAGATATAGAACGTGGATTTATCTATCGTAGAATTCGCACAGACTTTCCAGAGTGGGCTGAATCTGGTGTAATTAAAAAACTTGCTGAGTACAAAGCATTTGATGCAGTCTCTGCTAAGCGTTTCTTTACAGAATATGATGATGCTGGCTTGATTATGTCTGGTCGCGTAGATGGCATATCTGGAAGACGTAACGCTATTCCTGTAGCAAAGCGCTATCGTGCGCTTACATCTGCAGTTAATAGAACAGCAAAGAGCATATTTGACCCGTCTCCATATACTGCTGTAACTCAAGAAATTGTTGAGTCTGGAGAAAAGCGTCTTAAGACAGCAATGGATATATTAAAGAAAGTTGCTGACAAACAAGAAGGTTTAGTAAACCCTAACTTTAAAGAAATACTTGAATTAGATGCTGATGCCACTAAGGTTCAGGACGCATTACGAAAGATTCAGGTACTAGGAAAGCGCTCTCCAGGTCGCATTCTCTACGGAGAAGATGCGGTAAAGACTATGGATGATGTGCGAAATCTAGCCAATATTGTTATGAAGCAAGATATTGCTGACGCATTTGCTGAAGCCTTTGTGCGTGAAGATTCAGAGATTCAGTTAACAATGATTCGCAATCTTTACGCTGCTGTAATGATGAAGGCTGGCGTACACGGCACTGTTAACGGCAATAAGTTTATGGAAGATGTTTTGAATGCCACCTTCAATGAGAGGGCTGGTATGTTCTCGACAGTCCGTAGCGAAATTGATACTGACTTTGCTGGATTACTGCACAAGGCTGGAGTTCGTTATGAGAACGACATACCATTCCAAGCATCACGTGGTATTGTTCAGCCATCACAGGTTGCAAAGAGCATTGCTCCGCTACCATTTGATGAGATTTATCAAGTAGCCGCTGCGTCTAAACTTGAGAATGCTGATAGTAAATTTAATGTTCTGCTCTCTCTATTTGGTGGTATTACACGTAATAGAGCGGTTAAATTGTTTACAGATTTCTGGTCTAACCACACACTATTCCCACGTTTAGGTGTTCGTAGCGCTATAGATGAAATGTTCTTTGCGTACTTTGCTCACCCAACTTATATGTTACGTGAGTTTGCTTTTGGTGGGCGAGGTACTAGAAAAGCAACTGAAGCAATTACTGGTTCTAAGTCAACACAGGGTATGTATAAGCGTGGCTGGTATAAACTAGCACCAAATTTAGACCCTACTAAAAAGATTTCTGGCGAAGAACGCCGTGCCATACTAGAGCAAATTGCTGAAGATATGAGTACTAAACTCAAGCGAGAAGTAACAGTAGCAGAAGTTCATCATAGAGTTATCATTGAAGAAACAGTAAGACGTGTTCAAGAAATCTATGGAGACACCATTCCACAACAGGCATGGTCTGATATAAGAAAGGCTATGGTTCATAGCCCTACATTCCTTGATTCTATGATTAACTCCATAGGCGCTAAGTCTAATTTAAGCGGACAAATTGATACGGAATATATTGACCAAGCCTTTATATCTACAAATCTAACTGCTGCATTAAAAGAACTAGGTTTAGAACAGGGTTCAAGATATGCAGAACTAGATGTTACCAAGGCTTCAAAGCGTGCAATTACTATTGCTCACTTTGATAACTGGTCTATTCGTTTTCCTTACAACTCAGAGAAAATTGCTGAAGGGGTTGTAATCAATCCAGTCAATGAGTTTTTCCGTAATGGTGCACTTAAGACTAATCAAGACTTTTTGCGTGCTAGAGATGGTATCTTGCGTGATGCTGGAGTTGAAAGAGTACCTAATGGGTATGAAGGAGAATACATTACATCTAATCCAGATGTATTAAAGAACTTTTTATCTATGTTCAGCAGCACTGTTTACTACCGTCAGCAGGGTATTCCAGAGCATGAGATTGCACGTATTCACGTGGAAGCAATGCTTATTGATATGAAGAATACTTTCCATGGTGGACCAAAGGCTTTCAATCAGAAACTCTTCGACCTTGTTAAATCTAAGCGTATGGCTATGGTAGGCAGAGCAAAGACAAATGATGTTAATGTTCCTAATGCTTGGTCTAAAGCAGCAGCAAACATTACATTTAAAGAGTTTGAAGATGCAACTATTGACAATCTTCCATCCGTAAACATCCTAACTCGTATCAGAAATATTGGTCCTGAAAAGGATATGCGAGTATTCGAAGAGGTTACTGGTGTACCACGTCTATATGAGAAGTGGCAGAACTGGACTATGGATGTTATGGATGCACAGGTAACTGGTATCTATCGTCAGCCTGCTGTTCATATTTTCTACAGCAAGTTTATGAGAGACTTTAAGCCATACGAAAAGAAGTTTGCAGACCGTTACTATGCTCAGGCTAAGTTGGATAATCCTACTATCCCAGAGAAAGTACTACGAGCCCGTGCTAATGCACATGCAGAAAAGCAAGTAACTGAGATGGCGCTGCGTCATGCAGCAGAGACAGTTATCGAATACGTAGATAATCCATCAGTAAGAACAAACCTTGCTGTATCTGTTCGCTCAGTAGGTCGCTTCTATCGTGCAACAGAAGACTTCTATCGCCGTGTATATCGTCTATACACAAAGAAGCCTATTCAAACACTATATAGAATGCGCCTTCTGCATACAGGTCTAGAAGCATCTGGCGATGTATACACAGATGAGCGTGGCGACCAGTACGTAATGTTCCCTACTGACACTATTATTAACAATGCAATAGAGCCAGTACTTAGGACACTTACTGGAAAACCACAACTTCAGATACCTACATTTGATAACTTAACTCTTAAGTTAAGACTGATTAACCCATCATTCTCACCAGATGCTGGTCAGCCAGCATTGGCTGGACCTATTGGTTCGCTATCAGTTCTTGCAATCAAGGGCTTACTACGTGAATTACCTAAAGTTCTTCCAGATTCTGTTGAGGAGAAGGTAGCACCTAGACTAACTGAGTTTGCAGAGAAGTTTGACAGTATTGCTCTTGGTCAATTCGGAGACAGAGTTACTTTAAGAACTGCTCTTATGCCTATGTTTGGTGACAGTATTATAAGTACATTATCTCCAGTTGAGATGGACCGCCAGAAGACTACTGCAGCACTTCAGGTTATTGCTTGGCAACAAGCATTTGGAAACGCACTTCCATCTAATGCAACAGTTGAAGAGAAGGTAGCCTACTTAAAGAAGTATAAACTATCTGTTCATGGAACAATTATTGCACGCAATATGCTGGGACAGATTTCTCCAGGACAGCCAACACTTAAAGACCAGAAGGGTCTACCAGCCTTTATTAAGAAGACTGGTATCTCTTCATGGAAGGGTGAGTTCTGGGACATCTACAACGGAATATTAAAGAGCCAAGGCGATGAGATTGGCGATGCTTTCGATATGGCAGTTGCTGTATTTACTGGAAAGAATCCAGGAAAGTTAGCCTACGTTATCCCGCGTAACACGAAAGAGTTCAGGGTCTTTATTAGTAAGACTGATGAACTAAAGAAGTGGGCTACAGATAACAAGATATTCCTTGATAACTATAAAGAAGTTGGTTATCTCTTTGCGCCTAACTCTGGAGAGTATAACCCAGATGTGTATGCATGGATGGAATCAGAGGGTCTCATTGACCAGCCTGGTCTTGAAGAATATCTAGATAGCGTACGTGTAGCAGAAGACCGTCAGTTGTACTTCCAAATTGAAGATGACTTAAACGCAGACTTAAAGAAACTTGCTACATATACTGACCGTAGAATTGCTATTGATACAGCAGAGAAGCAACGTCAAGCGCTGCTTCTATCTAATCCGTATTTAGATGCAGAAATTGGTGGCTCTGGCGAAAGCCGTGGCGATTTAAAGGTTATGTTCAAGGCGTTAGGTGAAGCAGTAGCCAGCCCTAATACTCCTATTGACAAGAACACACGCTCAGCAATGAGCCTTGCAGTAAGTCAAATGTCTGGGTTTATATCTCTTGCTGAGGATAAGTCCCTTAAGCGTAGGTTTGATTTCTCAACAATGAAGGCTACAGAAAAGGCTCGTATCCAAGAAGTACTAACCGAACTATCAAAGGTTAGCCCAGCAGTAAAAGAGGCAAACAGAATTATTTTCACTGGACTACTCAATCAATATTCAAGAGAAACAATCTCTGCAGGAACTGGAGGTAAGTAATGGTTGACCCAATTTTAGGTAATCCTAATCTTGTTAATCCAGATTACAAAGCACTTGCTGCTAAATTCGGCGGTCCTAATGCAACTATTCAACCTGGCTTTGATGAGTATGGAAACAGAATCCTTACATCACCAGAGGGCAAGGGTGATGCGTATCAGAGATTTCTCTATGTTCAGCCAAACGGAAAAGACTGGTCAGAAGCAAATCAAGACCAGATAGTACGTGAGATTAAGAAAGAATTTAAGGGTCGCTCAGAAGAACTTCGCACTCTCCTTTATCAAAAAGGATTCATGAGTGAGAAGGACTACATTACAAAGAGTGAGTCTGGTCTTAGCGGTGCTATCAAAGACGCAGCAAACAGCCACAGCATTGAAATGGTTGAACGTTATACCATTGATGGACGTACAGATTTAACAGCATTTGGTACTTGGCTAACAAGCAAGACTAGTTATGTATCTGGCGGTCCTTCAATTACTGCTCAGGAAATCACCAAGACTGATGCTGCTCAAATGCTTGACTCCTTTGTGACAGATATGCTCGGACGTGAATCAACTGTTGCTGAGAAGAAAGAGTTCTACAATCGTGTAATTAAAGAACAGAAGACTGCTCGCATCAAGACTACAACTAGTGGTGGAGTATCTAAGTCTTCTGGTTCTCTTCTTAATGAAGATGACTATGCACGTATTATGAGTGATGTAGTTATGCCATCTGTTCGTGGCACAGCCCTTGAGGATGTAGCCAAGGGTAATGGCAAGATTGCTCAGAACATCTCAGAACTTAAGGCTTATGCAACAAACTATGGCGTACGCCTTAGCACACAGGATGCACTAGAGAAGGTTATGTCTGGCATGAAGCCAGGTGGAACACTGACAACTGGCAGCCTAGAGGCTCAGAAGCAATCTATTAAAACAATGTCTAAGGCTATGTACTCAAACTTAGCACAGTCTATTGACGATGGTATGGATATCAAAAGCATTGCAAATCAGTATGCATACTACAAGGGACAGATTCTTGAGATGCCAGATAATGCTATTGACCCATTTGACCCAGATGTTCAGGCTGCACTACGCAATGACGGTAAGCCAGGAGTTATGAGTTTTACTGATTTCCAGAAACGGTTAAAGAAAGACCCACGTTGGGCTACTACAAAGAATGCACGAGAAGAAGCATCTGGCTATGCTAATGAGATTCTCAAGTCATTCGGATTGATGGCATAATGGCTGCATTTGGCGATAAAGACGCACTCAGTTTTAGCACTGTAGACGAAAGCACTAAGGCAGCAGGAAAGCGTGCTGCTGCTGTAGAAGGAAAAGCACAGGCAAAGACTCAGACTGACTACACAAAAACACTTGCCAAAACTAAAAGCACAATTGATGCTGATATAGCCAATGCTAAGAAGACACTAGACCTTGCAAAGAAAAAAGGAACAGCAGACCAAAAGGCTGCAGCAAAAGATTTCTATGACACATTAGTTGGCTTAAAGCCAATGCTAGATAAACTTGGCACAGAAGCATCTAACGTTTATAAGGGCGACAAAAGCATCCTAGAAGGCGACACAGCCTTTAAGGCTCAGGGTCGCACTGGTGTATCTTCAACTGGAAAGTACTACGTAGACGGCAAAGAAGTATCTGCTCAGGAATACAAAGCCAGTGCAGGTGGAACCGATATGACTGGTGGGATGGATGAGGACACACCTTTGTCACCTACCAGTGGAGCAACACCAGCACAAGTACAGGCAGATGCTGACCGCAGAGATGCCTTTGCGCTGCTAAAAGATATTTTTGCACAGTACGGTCTAGAAGATTTAGCCTCAACTATTGAGGGCTACATGAAGGATGACATTGGTGTAAACCAAGCAACACTTCTACTTAAACAGACACCTGCATACCAGACACGTTTTGCTGGAAACCAGATGCGTCTTAAGACTGGACTAAACGTGCTATCAGAGGCTGAGTACCTAGCACTAGAGAACTCTTACTCGGAGACTCTCAGAGCATACGGTCAGGCTGGATACTTTGGTACAGACCGTGCTGCCCGTCAGGCTAAATTGGCTGCAGCAATTGGTGCTGATATTTCAGCAGTTGAATTTAAAGACAGAATTAGTACTGTCGTAGATAGAGTTAACAATGCTGACCCAGCAGTTAAATCTACTCTCCGTTCTTTCTATAACATTACAGATGAAGACTTAGTTGGATACTTCTTGAATCCTAAAGAGAATCTTCCACGTCTTAAAGAGAAGGTTACATCTGCTGAAATCGGCGCAACAGCCTTTGCACAGGGACTCGGTTCCAATGTGGCATCAGCAGAAGAACTTGCCAAGTATGGAGTAGACCTAGAGACAGCACGTAAGGGATATGCAACTATTGCAGACATCCTACCTACTGCAACAAAACTAGGAGATATCTACAAAGAAGAAGGAATTCAGTACACACAAGGTACAGCAGAAGAAGAGACCTTCAAGGGTCTCGCATCTGCACAACGTAAGCGCCAGCGTCTAGCAGAGAAAGAGATTGCTTCCTTCTCTGGTCAGTCTGGTGTAACACGTGGCTCATTAAGCACAGGAACATCTGGCTTAATCTAATAAGAATCCTGAGCGGACCAACCAGCCCCGCCAGCGTATAAGACTGGTAGCAAGAGCCAGCCCGATTCCCCGATTGGATACTGAGGCTTGCGACTAACAACGAATAGAAGGGTGGACAGTTGCTATGAGCAACAACTACTGGGATGAAGAAGACGAAGACGACCTAGATACAGAAACCTCTGCAGGCGATGGCGGTGACTTGTTAAAGAAGTTACGTAAAGCCAAGCGTGCTGACGAGAAGCGTATCAAAGAACTCACAGAGCAACTTGAGGGTTTATCCAAGGTGCAGCGTGAGCGTACTGTCAAAGAAGTCCTAGAAAAGAAGGGCGTCAATGCTAAGGCAGCGCGACTTATTATGAAGGATTTGGAAGATGTTAACGAGGAGTCGGTTGCAAACTGGCTCGATGATAACGCTGACTTATTCGGACTAAAAGTTGAAGAGCCAGTAAATGAAGAGCAGCAACTTAATCGAGCAACCTTAAGGCAGCAAGATGTTGTAACTCAGAATGCTATGACCCCTGAACGAGCAGATGAATTAACAATGAGATTAGAAAACGCTCAGAGCGCAGAAGAACTCATTGACTTCCTTCGCTCACAATAACATTCATAGTTCCTAGTCACTTGGAGGTGACAACATGGCTAATGCCTATACATCCACAGGTTCCTCCACTCTCGGAGGTACAGTTGGTGCGGCTGGTCTAGTTCAAAAGGCTTATGACCGCCTTTTGGAGTTTGCTCTCCGTTCTGAACCACTTATTCGTTCAGTCGCAGACAAGCGTCCAGCACGCCAATCAATCCCAGGTTCAACAGTAGTTCTACAGAAGTACGTTGACCTATCAATTGCAACAACTGCATTAACAGAAGATGCTGACCCAGATTCAGTAGCACTATCAACACCAACATCTGTAACCATTACTCTTAACGAGTACGGTAACTCAGTGTTGGTAACACGTGCGCTTGAACTCTTCAGCCTTGCTGATGTAGACCCAGCAATTGCTAACATCATTGCATTCAACCTTGCAGATTCTATTGACGCTGTAGCAATGGCAACATTGCGTGGCGGTTCAAACGTAATCTACTCAGGTTCACTCCGTGCTAACAAGGCAGTTGCTCGCAAGGGCTCACTCTACTGGTGTGGTATTCACCCAGAAGTTTCACACGACCTCCGCGCCGAAACAGGCTCAGCAGGTTGGTTGCTTCCTAACCAATACGGTTCTGCACAAGACCGCATCTGGGCAGGAGAGATTGGAACATACGAAGGTGCATACTTCGTAGAGTCTCCACGTCTTTACAATGCAACAGACGGTGCTTCATCTGCTCGCGTATACCGCACTATTCTTGCTGGACAGCAAGCAATGGCAGAAGCAGTTGCTGAAGAACCACACACAGTCATCGGACCAGTAGTTGACAAGTTGATGCGTCATCGCCCAATGGGTTGGTACGGCGTACTCGGCTTTGCTCGCTACCGCGAAGAGGCTCTATACCGAATCGAATCAGGTTCATCAATCGCTTAATTGATTGACGGATAGGCAGGGAGCAATCCCTGTCTATCAGTAAGTCCATTGAGGAGGACGCATGACAGAGTATGTTTTTAAAACACCAACAGTCCGTGAAGGACCAGCAGGTGGACATCGCTTGTTCTACTTCTACAAGTTAGACAGAGGTATAACAATAGTCAAACATAATGGAACATATCATCAAGCCAGATATCTTCTAGATGAAGACTTGGCTGATTACGAAGAAGTTTACCTAGGTGGTAGAAACCACATAGTAAGTGAAGCAACTAAAGCAGCGCTCATTGCTGGCAATGTTGGGATTACAGAAGCAAACTTTACAGCGCAGTAGGGGATATATGAAACACTGGGAAGCGCATCCAACCTATGTTGAGGGTTGTTTTGGATGTAAAGGTTTAAGTCTTCAGATGAACTCTGGAGATGCTAAGCGGGACGTTCCAGATAAAAAATGGAATGCTGAATTGGCTGCATATCGAGATGCTAGAGCACAAGGTATACAACCAGCAGGTACAACTATGCGCCATGTTGAAGAGGCGCATAAAGCATCAGAGACTTTGGGCAGAGCCTATGATGCAGACACTATGCCTAAAGCAAGAGATATAAATACCAAGACAGCCGAAGTAATGAAAGAACTGGGAGTATAAAATGCCACAAGTAGGAAAGAAGAAGTTCCCATACACAGCCAAGGGTAAGGCAGCAGCAAAGAAGGCTGCTTACAAGATGGGTGAAAAAATGGAATCCAAGTCTGAGAAGATGATGGAAATGAAAATGGGTATGAAAAAGAAGAAGAAGTCTGCTAAGAAGAAGATGGTTAAGTAATGGCACAAAAGGGAATGAGACCGTCTGCAATGATTAAGCAGCGTATGAAGAGCACTCCAGTGCCTATGCCTAAGAAGAAAAGTTTATCTTTAACTGTTTCAGAAATAGATAAAATTAGAGAACTTGCTAAAAGACATAATGCTAATAAAAAGAAAAAAGGTCTTAATGACTTTCTTAAAGAGGGAAAGCGTCCTCCAAGCAAGAACAAAAAGGGTATTCCTTCAGATGCTGATGTAATCATCAAGGGCTATAACGACAAGAAAACTTTAAACAGAAAGAAAAAATAATGGCTGACCCTAGATTAAAACGAGCAGGAGTTTCTGGCTTTAATAAACCAAAGCGTACTCCTAACCATCCTAAGAAGTCACACGTTGTTGTGGCTAAAGAGGGTACTAAGGTTAAGACAATTCGTTTTGGGCAACAGGGTGTTACTGGTGACAGAAAGCCAACGGCACGTCAGGCTTCATTCAAAGCACGTCACGCAAAGAACATTGCCAAGGGCAAGATGTCTGCTGCGTACTGGGCAGACAAGGTGAAGTGGTGAAGAAAGCATTCTGGGATAAGAAGAACCCTAATAAGAAATCAACACCATTGACTCCAGCACAGAAGACCAAGGCGAAAGCAATGGCTAAGAAGGCTGGACGACCTTATCCAAATCTAGTAGACAACGCTAGGGCTAAGAAGAAATAAGAAAGCAGGGGACAATGCAAGAGACAGTATCTATCGCTTGGTGCGATAACGGAATGGTTGATGGCAAGTTTATGCAGGGAGTTACAGATGTACTCCTTAAGTCAGGTATAAAGTTTGAATCAACTATTCGTAGTTCTGGTAATCAGATTGCTAGGCAACGTGAGTACGTTATTAGATATTGGTACGAAAAGAACAAATCGGACTGGCTACTCTGGGTAGACTCAGATGTAGTAATCAGTCCAGAAAACTTCTTAAGACTGTGGAACAAGAAGGATGCCAAGAAGCATCCCATTGTTACTGGCGTTTACTTTACAACTAAAAACCCAGAGGAACCTTTAATGGTTCCTACACCAACAGTATTTCAGTTTGCAGAGAAAGACGGGATTATAGGTATCTCTCCTATACATCCGTTACCTAAAGATAAGTTTATAAAAGTCAGCGCTGCTGGTATGGGGTTTGTCCTTATGCACAGAAGCGTTGTAGAAAAGATAGTCGAGAATGTTCCTGACGTAGCAATGTTTGCAGAGGCTGGAACTGAAAAGACTTTTATTGGTGAAGATATATATTTCTTTGCGCTATGCGATAAGGCTGGCGTAGAGGTCTGGTGTGACACGGGAGCAACCGTGCCACATATGAAACGGTTCTCGTTTGATGAACATTATTACAATGCAATGACTAAAGGGAGAGAATAATGCCTGGTACTGCTGGTAGTACGTTATGTGCCGAACTTAATCGTCTGGCTAATGGCGGAACATATCCTGTAAGAACTGCGTTTCTTGATGAGCAGGGTGCTGCAAACAAGTGGGCTGGAACTGCAGGTAAGGGCATCATTGGTGCACTTAACTACAAAGTTAGTTCATCTCGCCAGCCATCAGCCTTTAAAGACTTGAATGGTGTTTGCAATGAACTCGCTGGAACTACTGGCAAATCTGCGGTTGACGCATTAAGGACTCTATAATGACTACCCTATCTAATATGATTGATGAAGTTCTCATTAATCTATCTGGTTATACATTTCAGCAAGACCGCACAACTTATCTGTCTTCTGCCGTAACAACAACTACTTCTTCCTCTGCGTCTCCGTTAATCCTTAGCCTAGGTTCTACTGACTCTTTGGGCAAGGGTATCGTTGAGATTGATGAAGAGTTGCTATGGGTAGATTCATACGACCGCGTTGCTAACACAGCAACGGTGGCTCCTTACGGACGTGGCTATCTAGGCACAACAGCAGCAACTCACACAGCAGATAGCAAGGTAACTATTGCTCCTACATTCCCACGCTTTGTAGTAAAGCGTGCCATCAATGATACTGTCCGAGCAATCGGAGCCAGCATCTTTGCTGTAAAGCAGACTACATTTACATACAACGCTGCAGTAACTACATACGAATTAGATAACTTAAACATACAAAATATTATTACAATGCACTGGCAAGAAGTAGGACCATCTAAAGAATGGATTCGCGTTAAGCGATTTGACTTTGATGCGTTCCCAGATGTTGCTACTTGGGGTGCAGGAGCACAGACAGTAACTATTGGTGATTACATTACACCTGGCAGAACAGTCAAGGTTACCTATGCAACAGCCCCAGCAGCGTTTAGCGCTAACACTGACGTCTTTACAACAGTAACTGGATTACCAGAGTCTTGCAAAGACGTAGTAGTTCTTGGCTCTATCTATCGCCTACTCTCATTCCTTGACCCAGCACGTGCTGCTCAGGTTAGTCCACAGGCTGATGAGACAGATAGCAAGCGTCCATATGGTGCATCACAGACAGCAACAAAACAAATTTACGCTTTGTTTACTCAGCGTTTAGCAGAAGAAACTTTATCGCAACAAACACAGTATCCACCCCGCGTTCATTACGGTAGATAAGGAACCTAAATGACAGTTAGAAAATACTCCTCACGCTCTCAGCAAACTACGCTGACAGGTGCACTCACATCAAGCGGTACATCTGCCACTGTTGTGTCAGGTTCTGCCTTACTAGGTGGTGTAACAATCTCCGCTGGAGAAACCTTCACAGTAGTAATTGACCCAGATACAGCGCTTGAAGAAATTGTAGATGTTACCGCCGTCAGTACTAACACACTAACTATCGTTCGTGGTATTGATGGCTCTACTGGTCAGACTCACTCTGCTGGTGCAGTAGTTCGTCATATGGCTATTGGTCGCGACTACCGTGAAGCCAATCAGCACATTGAGAATACTACAACTGCTCACGGTTTAACTATTGCTAACGTCCTTGAGACAACAGATACAGATATGATTACAACAGCAATGCTACAGGCAAACGCTGTAACAACTGCAAAGATTACAGATGCTAACGTAACAACAGCCAAGATTGCTGACAGTGCTATTACATCTGCCAAGATTGCAGACCTTACAATTGCTACTGGCGACATTGCGGACTCTGCTATTACAAGTGGCAAGATTGCAACTGGTGCCGTAGGCACAACTAAGATTGATGACTTATCAGTCACAGAGGGCAAACTTGCCCCAACTGCAGTAACTGCTGCTAAGATTGCTACAGATGCTGTGACTACAGCCAAGATTCAAGATAGCGCAGTAACCTCTGCAAAGATTGCAAACGATACAATTGTAAACGCAGACATAAACTCTGCTGCTGCAATTGATGCTACTAAGATTTCAGGCACAGCCGTAACTCAGGCTGATACAGGCACAGTCACATCTACAATGATTGCCAATGGCACTATCGTTAATGCTGACATTAATGCATCTGCTGCTATCGCCAAGACTAAGTTAGACCTTGGTGGAACTATTACTTCTGCAGATATTGTTGACGGAACTATCGTTGCATCAGACATTGCAGACGGAACAATTACTGCAGCCAAGATGGTCTCTGACCCATATGCCCGTGCTAACCACACTGGCACACAGGCTGCATCTACTATCTCAGACTTTGACACACAGGTACGCACATCTCGTTTAGACCAGATGGCAGCGCCTACTGGCTCAGTTAATGCTAACAGCCAAAAGATTACATCTCTTGGCACACCTACATCTAACGCAGATGCTGCTACTAAACTTTATGTAGATACAAAAGTTGCAGACCTAGTTAACTCTGCTCCGTCTACACTTGATACTCTTGGTGAAATTGCTGATGCAATTGAAGCAGGTGGAACTGTCTATGAGTCATTCGTACTCAAAGCAGGAAGCACTATGACTGGTGCTCTTACCCTGTCAGGTGCTCCTACAGTTGACCTACACGCTGCTACTAAGGCGTATGTAGATACTGTTGCTGGTTCTGCTACTGCTGCTGCAGCCTCCGCTGCTGCTGCTGCGACAACCTATGACAACTTTGATGACCGCTACTTAGGCGCTAAGTCATCTGCTCCATCTGTAGACAATGATGGCAACGCACTTCTTACTGGTGCTATTTATTGGAACTCAGTATCCAATGCTATGTATGCTTGGACAGGCTCTGAGTGGGGTTCTATCTCCTCAACTGCAGCAATTTATCGCTACCGATTTACTGCTGCTGGTGGAGAAACAACAATCTCTGGTACAGATGACAATGGACTAACACTTTCTTACCTTCCAGGTAAGGAGCAGGTATACCTCAATGGTGTTCTTCTAGTCCGTACTACAGATTACACAGCATCTAATGGCACAAGCCTTACATCTCTTGCAGCACTTGCTGCCAATGACATTGTTGAAGTAATTACCTTCACATCATTTGAACTTGCCTCTGCAATTGAAGAAACAATCTTTGATGCAAAGGGTGACTTGCTAGTAGGAACTGCTGCAGATACTGTGGGTAAACTTACAGTAGGTAGCAATGGTACTGTTCTTGTGGCAGACTCAAGCACAGCAACAGGTTTGAAGTGGTCAGCATATGACCCACTTCCTAGCCAGACTGGAAACACTGGCAAAGTTCTAACAACAGACGGAAGCACAACATCCTGGGTTGCTACTTCGGGCGAAACATTTAATCCACTACTTCTAATGGGAGCATAATCAATGGCAACAGCATATAAAGTCCTCGGACAATCATATCCATCAGCAGCAACGGCAACAACACTTTATACTGTTCCGTCTGCTACTCAGACAGTAGTATCAACTATTACTGTATGTAATCAATCAAATAATAGTGATACAATTAGAATTGCAATTCGTGTTGCTGGTTCTGCTCTTTCGTCAGATGAATATATTGCATATGAAGAGCCAATTGCTGGTTATTCAATGATGACAATAACTGCTGGTATTACACTTGGCGCAACTGACGTTATTACTATTTATAGCACTGCTGGTACTTGTTCATTTAACGCATTTGGAAGCGAGATTTCATAATGACAGTTGATAAATCTATAAAACTTGATACAGCATCTCAAGGCGCTACAACAAATTTAAATATTCCTCAATTGCGGCAAACCATTAATACAACTTCAAACTGGACGGTTCCTTCTGGGGTTAAAGCAGTTCTTTTTATTGCAGCAGGAGGCGGTGGCGGTGCTGGCTCTAGTCAAGCAGGCACTGGTTCTAGTGGTGGTGGCGGTGGTGGTGTTGCCGTAAAAGTAATGCCAGTTACCCCAGGTTCTACTGTTGGAATTACTATTGGTGCTGCTGGTACTGCACCCGCTTACAGTTCAGGAATAAGTACAAAAGGTAATACTGGTGGAACAACACAAGTTAATGTTGGCTCTACTAGTATTAGAGCCAATGGTGGTAATGGTGGCGGTTCTAATAACACATCAACCAAATACACACCAGGTACTGGCGGAACTTATTCTTATATAAGTAATACAACTGGCGCTGCTGCTGTAATTCCAATTGTTAAAACAAATTTTGTTTTAGATGTCCCACATCCTTATATGTCGGCTAATCAACCATCTTATGCTTGGCGAACACAGGGCGGTTGGACTGGACTGGGTAGTTACAGTTCATCAGGTTATAACAGTACACTTGAAGCACAACTTCAACCTTCTCTTTTAGGTATAAATAAATCAAACATTAATACAAGTGGAAATAATAATCCTTATCCAGTATTTGCTAAATCTACTAATTTTGCTATGTCTGGCTCTGGAGGTGGCGCTGGAAATGCAAGTTGGAACTCAAATTCGGGAACACAACCTCAATATTTTATTTCTTCAGTTTTTGGACAAACTGGTTTTACTGGTGGAGGCGGTGCTGCTAATCCAGAATTAAGTGCAACTCAATATTACCAAGGTTACGGTGGTGGTGGTATTGGCGGTGCAGGTGGTGACACAACTGCTCTTGGCACACAAGGCTGTGGCGGAGGCGGTGGCGGAATTTCTGGCGCTGGAAACTCTGGAACAGCAAATACTGCTGGAAATGGCGGAGCAGGTGGCGGTGGCGGAGGCGGTAAAATTACCAACTCTACAGGTGGCAACGGTGGTGCTGGAGCCGTTTTAATTTACTACTAAGGAGCAATAATGGCATTAGATAAAACACAAAGCAAGACACCTTTTGTTGTAGAAACAACACCTAGGAATCCATCACTTCAACAAACAATTAACACGACATCTAACTGGACTGTTCCAGCAAATGTTAATGAAGTATGGATTCACGCTGCTGGAGGCGGTGGCGGTGGTGGTGGTAAAGATACCGCTTCGGCTGCATATCATAGACAAGCAGGCAGTGGTGGTTCTGGATATTTTACGTATGCACCAGTAACACCAGGTGAAACAGTAGCAATTACTATTGGTTCAGGTGGAACTGGAAATACTGCTGGTTCAGTTACCCAAACTATTGGTGCAGGTGGACCTGGTGGCACTGGCGGAACAACTATTATTACTATTCCTTCAAGTATTACTATTCGTTGTCCAGGCGGTTGGGGTGGTGGTACTGGACAACAAGCCAATGGAAATTGGATGGATATGTCAAGTGGCTACGACCCATCTATTGCACATTTTAAACTTAGATTTGGTTCTGAAAATGGTTCACGAAATGCTGCATTTTACACATTTGATGGTAGTGATTTTAATCACGGTGGAGAACGAGGCGGTGCTTCAGGTCCTGCAAACTGGAACCAAACAAATAATGCTGCTGCAAATGGCACAGGCGGTTATGGAGGCGCTCCTGGTGGTAAAGATACTGGTAATGGGCGCTGCATCTGGTTCAACTGGTGGCACTGGTGGAGCAGGCGGCGGTGGTGGTGGAGCAGGTGGCAGTCTTTCTGGAAACGTAGGAACTGGTGGCACTGGCGGTGCTGGTGTTGTTCTTATTTATTACGTATAACTAACATAGGGGACAAATGAAAAACATTACATTCACTAATTTACTTGGAATAGATTTCTTTCCTCCAGTTCCTGGAAGTAAAAATATACCTGACTGGTATAAAAATACACCATCATACATAGGAACTGATAAGAAAGAAATTTTACCAGGCGAAAGTACACCGCATACAATTAAAAAATGTGTGCCAGTTCTTGATGCTATGACTGCTGGTTATATTATGTTTACTCAAGTAGATGTATATGTTAAGCAATTAGAAAATGGTCCATATTTTTCTTGGTCATCTCAAGATGCTATAACTTGGCACCCTATAGAACAGGCGCCATTACATCCAGGAGTTAATGGGGTTCCATTTCCTAAATGGACAAACCACTATAGCATTAAAACTCCTAAAGGCTATTCAACTCTATTTGTTTCACCATTACATAATCCTAATGGAATATTTACTGTAATGCCTGGACTTGTAGATACTGATTCATATACAGCCCCAGTTAATTTTCCATTTACTATGAATGACCCTAAATGGGAAGGCTTGATTCCAGCAGGTACACCTATGGTTCAAGTAATTCCAATTAAACGGGATGTATGGGAAATGGGTTTTGGTTCACAAGAAGAACTAATTGAACAATCAAAAGTAACTGCTAAATTAAAAACACTTTGGTTTAATAGTTACAAAAGACAATTCTGGACAAGAAAGGAATATAAATGATGGCACGGTTCGCAACACTTAATGCCGATAATGGAGTAACAAACGTAATTGAAGCAGAATCTTTGGAAATCGCAGAGGGTGTTACAGGTCTAACTTGTATTCCTTGCGAAGATACAAATATTTTAGGTTCAACTTGGAATGGTACTGAGTTTATTAAACCAGTTATTGAAGAAACACCTGCTGAATAATCTAACCTTGCAAGACCACCTGAGCGTGTGGATAAACCGCTCATATTTTTATACCCAAATAAGGAGCATAAATGAGTAAAGCACGTGACCTAGCCAACGCAGGTACAGCACTAACTACAGTATCAGCAACAGAGTTAGGCTACCTAGATGGCGTAACTTCTGCTGTTCAGACACAGATTGATAGCAAAATTGGCTCTGCCTCTGCTATTAACCCCACTATCGTAGATGCTAAAGGTGACATCATTGCTGCAAGTGCAGCAGATACCGTATCTAAACTCACCGTTGGTGCTAACGATACAGTACTTACTGCTGACTCATCTACTGCAACAGGTTTGAAGTGGGCAACACCTGCCGCTGGCGGAATGACTTTACTTAGCACGACGACACTTAGCGGAGCAAGCACAACAATTAGCAGTATTTCACAATCTTATACTAATTTACTAATTGTTGTGTATGGAGCAACCAGTAGCGGCAGTGGACGTTATCACATTTCTCCTAATGGCACAGACACTGGAACGTGGGGACTGGCTTGGAACGGCTCTGCGTTTGAACAAAGAAATAACGATTTTTTACATCTAACACTTGAAAGTAATTTAGCATCAAATGCTGCAAATTCTTGGACAGTTTTGATTGAAAATTATTCTTCAACTTCGTATCGTAAAAACTTTTTTGTTGCTGGTGGGTTTGTAAATAGTGGTTCAGCGGTTGCCGCTTTTAATAATAGCGGTATGATAAATACAACATCTGCAATTTCATCGCTGAAATTTAGCAACAATGGTGGAAATCTTACAGCAGGAACAGTTCTAATCTACGGCGTTAAATAATTGTGTAAAGACTGCGGTAACTGTTCTAAAACAAATACATTTAATTAAGGAGTAACGTGGCTGGTCGTGATATTACCGAAGGTCGTGCCGAACGTGCGATTGCAGTTGATGTTGGTGTAGTTTCATCTACTGCCATCTGGCAGAACACTGATGTTGCCTATGACGTTGCA